TACCAGAATTTAAATATTATAAATTTAGAACAGAGCGTTCTAAACATCTCATGCAAATGGGTATTCCTTTAAACACAGATAGTACTGTAAAAGGTCAAGCAGTGTTTCTTGCAGAAAGAGCTAGTGAGTTAATACAAGATAACATTATAACAGACAGAACTATTATTGATGTAATGGCTTTTGCTAATAACTCAGACTCAATGAATTATATAGAGGCAGATGATTTTTGTCAATTTGCATCTCATATGCTAAGTGAATACGACCATATTTTTTATGTTTCACCTAAAGGTGTTGAAATGGAGGATAATGGGGTTAGAGAAACTGATGTAGATTATAGAACTAAAATAGATCACTCCATACAACTTTTAACTCTTAAATACAATAGTAAGATTAAAAATTTAACTAAAATTGAGGGTTCAACCGAAGAACGTATAAAATTAGTTAAACAAGCCATCTTCTCCTGATATTTATAATAAAAAATTCTCTACAATGAAGAAATCTGAATTATACTATCAAATTCAAACTGAAATTAAATCCATCCTTTCAGAAGAAAGTGCAGAAGATATAAAAGATAAAACATCTGCTCAAGCTGAGTTAAATAAGGAATTAGAAAAAACAAAAGAACTAACCACTGAATCTTTAAATCCTGAAGTAGTAAAATCATTAGATCGTTTTATTAAATCAATGGCTAAACGATATGACTATACAGAACAAGATGCTGTTTATGCTATTATGGCTGCTCTTAAGCAAAGAGAGTTTGATGGTTTAAATGAAGTTGAAGATATGGATGATGTAGAAATGGATAAAAAAGCATCCAAAGGAGCTAAGAAAGGTGATTCTGTTACAACCATAGCTAATAAATTAGGAGAAACTGCTAGTGAGATGAAAAGAGTAGTAAATAAGTGGAAAAAGATGGAAGATGGTCCTGAAAAGGAAAAGTTAAAAGATCGTCTAAAAGCACTTTCAAAAATAAAAAAAGAACTTGAAGGACTTCTTTAAAAATCTTCAAACTCTACTTATTGTAGTTTTAGTAGCAATCATACTACTTAATCGTAATTGTGAAGGTAAAAAATCCCACCCCACAGAGCCTACTATAATAACAGATACTATAGTAAAATATGATACTATTAGAATTGAAAAAATCAATTATGTTCCAAAATGGAAAACTAAATATATAACTAAAGTAGATACTATACCTTCTGACATTGATACATTAGCAATTTTAAAAGATTACTATGCTAAATATTTTTATACAGATACACTGCGTATAGATACATTAGGTTATGCTGTTATTAACGATACTATATCGCTTAACTCAATTTTATCACGAGATATTAAAACTAACATATTAATTCCAACTTCAACAATTACAAACACGATTTATATTAATAAAAATGAATTTTATTGGGGTTTAAGTGTATATGGGAGAAAAAATCAAATTTCCCACTTAGGTGGTGAATTACTTTTTAAAAATAAAAAACATCAAGTATATGGTTTGGGGTTAGGAGTTAACCAAAATTTCAAACCTGTATTAGGATTTAAGTTATACTGGAAAATAGGAAAATGAGTAATGATTTAAAACATATAATAAGAAAAGAATATCTTAAATGTGCCAAAGACCCAGTACATTTTATGAAAAAGTATTGTCATATCCAACACCCCCAAAGAGGTAGAGTATTATTTAATTTATACCCATTCCAAGAAAAAGTATTAACGTTATTTCAAAATAACGATTATAGTGCTATATTAAAATCACGACAATTAGGTATATCTACTCTTGCTGCTGGTTATTCTTTATGGTTAATGACTTTCAATAAAGACAAAAATATACTAGCCTTAGCAACCACTCAAGCAACAGCCCGAAATCTAGTAACAAAAGTACAATTCATGTGGGATAATTTACCTTCATGGCTTAAAGTAGATTCGGTTGAAAATAATAAACTATCCTTAAGATTATCCAATGGGTCTAAAATAGCAGCTAAATCTTCAAACGCCGATGCTGCCAGATCAGAAGCTGTTTCTCTCCTAATAATAGATGAAGCCGCTTTTATTGATAATATTGCAGAAACTTGGGCTTCAGCACAACAAACCCTAGCTACTGGTGGGGGTGCTATAGTATTAAGTACACCTTATGGTACTGGAAATTGGTTTCACAAAACATGGGTTTCAGCCGAAAACAATGAAAATGACTTTATACCCATTAAACTTCCATGGTGGGTTCACCCTGAAAGAGATGAATCCTGGAGGAAAAGACAAGATGAATTATTAGGTGATCCTAGATTAGCAGCACAAGAATGTGATTGTGATTTTAGTACATCAGGAGACACAGTTTTCCACCCTGAGTGGATAGAATTTATCAAATCAACAACTATTCAAGATCCACTAGAAAAAAGAGGAGCAGATCAAAACTTATGGGTTTGGGAACCTGCTGATTACTCAAGGGAATATATGATTGTAGCAGATGTTGCTCGAGGTGATGGAAAAGATTATTCAGGTTGTCATGTACTTGATGTTACATCAAACACCCAAGTAGCAGAATATAAAGGTCAATTACCACCAAAAGAATTTGGTTATTTCCTAACAGGTTTAGCTACAGAATATAACAACGCAATGTTAGTAGTAGAAAACGCTACTATAGGTTGGGCTACATTAGATGCTATTCAAGAAAGAGGATACCGAAATTTATACCACTCCACAAAATCAGATAAACTCACATCAGAATCTTACCTTAAAGTATACGAAGGTAATAGTGAAATGGTGCCTGGGTTTACAATGTCAAAAAGAACAAGACCTCTATGTGTGAATAAATTTAGAGAATTTGTTGGAGATAAATCAGTAACAATACGCTCAAAACGACTATTAGAAGAAATGAAAGTCTTCATTTGGAAAAATGGAAGACCAGAAGCTCAAAGTGGCTACAATGATGACTTGGTTATGCCATTTGGAGTTGGTATGTTCCTGAGAGATACGTCATTGAAATTCCAACAGCAGAGTATAGATATGGCTCGTGCAACGTTGGGTGGTGTAAAATCAAATACTGTTGGTTACAGTGGTGGTTACTCATCAAACTCAGTAGACAACCCATACACCCAAGAAATTGGGGGCAAAAACGAAAGCATTAAATGGCTTTTATAAAATAATAAAAAATAAAAAAAATGGCAGATAGAGGCTTATTTTCAAGACTACAAAGATTATTCTCCACAGATGTGGTTATACGTAATGTTGGTGGAAATCAACTTAAAGTATTTGATGTAAATCAAATACAACAATCCGGAGAACTAGAAACCAATTCTCTAGTGGATAGATTTAATAAGATCTATACCAATTCATCTACATCTCTGTATGGTCAGCAAGCTAATTTTAATTACCAATATTTAAGACCTTCATTGTATTCTGATTATGATGCGATGGATACAGATGCAATTATAGCTTCTGCTCTTGATATTGTAGCTGATGAATCTACCCTTAAAAATGATATGGGTGAAGTATTATCTATCCGTTCTTCTGATGAAGATATACAAAAAATCCTATATAATTTATTTTATGATGTGTTAAATATAGAATTTAATCTTTGGCCTTGGATTCGTAATATGTGTAAATATGGAGATTTTTTCCTTAAATTAGAGATTGCTGAAAAATTTGGTGTCTATAATGTGATCCCTTACACGGCATTCCACATTGAAAGATTAGAGGGTGGTACAAAAGAAAACCCAACAGAAGTAAAATACAAATTCCAACCAGATGGAGTTGAGGCTTCAGATTATGGTTATACTAGCGTTCCAAACCAAGGAACAGATGGTAGAAGTATTATATTTGATAATTATGAAATGGCTCACTTCCGTTTAATATCAGATATGAATTTCTTACCTTATGGTAGAAGTTATATTGAACCAGCTAGAAAATTGTTTAAACAGTATACGTTAATGGAGGATGCGATGTTAATCCATAGAATTGTTAGAGCACCTGAAAAACGTATTTTCTATATGAATGTAGGTTCAATTCCTCCAAATGAGGTAGATGCTTTTATGGAAAAAACATTAAGTAAACTTAAACGTACTCCTTACATTGATCATAATACAGGTGAATATAACCTAAAATATAACATGCAGAATCTTTTAGAAGATTATTATATCCCAGTTAGAGGAAATGATCAGTCAACTAAGATAGATACTGCTAATGGTATGCAGTGGGATGGAATTCAAGATGTTGAATATTTAAGAGATAAATTATTTGCAGCTCTTAAAGTACCTAAGGCATTTATGGGTTATGATGAAAACACAGATGGTAAAGCTACTTTAGCAGCTCAAGATATTAGATTCGCACGTACAATTGAACGTATACAAAGAATTATGGTGTCTGAGTTAACTAAAATTGCTTTAGTTCATTTATATACTCAAGGTTATAGAGATGAACAGTTAGCTAATTTCACAATATCATTAACAAACCCTTCAATCATTTATGATCAAGAAAGGGTAGCATTGATGCAGGAGAAAATGAATCTAGCTAAAGAAATGACGGATAGTAATTTATTCCCTACAGATTGGATTTATGATAATGTCTTCCATTTAAGTGAAGATCAATATGATGAATTTAGAGATTTAGTTAGAGAAGATGCTAAACGGAAATTCCGTCTAAGCCAAATTGAATCCGAAGGTAACGACCCAGTAGACACAGGAAAATCATATGGTACACCTCATGATTTAGCTTCATTATATGGTCAAGGTCGTGTAGATTCAGATCCAGCTAATTTACCTAAAGGATACGATGATGATGCTGATTTAGGTCGTCCAAAAGAAAAAGCAAGTTCACGAAATACCCAAGATGATAATTTTGGGAAAGATAGATTAGGATCTGCGGGTATGAAAAAAGATGCTAATGATAATAATAGTTTAAAAACTAACTTTAAAGGTGGCTCACCACTTTCATTAGAGAACCTAACAGCTCTCAAACATAAAGATATGTTGAAAGACATTCCTTTTGGTAAAAAACAGTTAGTGTTTGAACAAAAAGAAACAGAAAGTCCACTTCTCGATGAGTCTAATATTAAATAATAGTAATTTTAACATATTTATAAATAAATAAGTATTGATGTATATAAAACACTCCAAATTCAAAAATACTGGTATTCTTTTTGAAGTATTAGTAAAACGAATTACAGCTGATACATTATCGGGAAATAATTCACCTTCAGTAGGAATATTAAAAAAATATTTTGTCAACACTGAATTAGGTAAAGAGTATAAACTCTATGAGTCAGTATTTAAAAGTAAAAACATTAGTGAAAGTAAAGCTAATGTAGTTTTAACCACAGTAGTTGAATCATCCAAAAAACTTAATCGTGCTAGATTAAGAAAAGAAAAGTATAATCTTATCAAGGAGTTAAAAACTCATTATAATGTTGAAGATTTGTTTAAAACTAAACTTTATGATTATAAAGCTCAAGCATCACTTTACACGTTATTTGAAATATACGCTACAGATAAACCAACTGACCCTAACCAGATTATAGATAATAAAGTTAATTTATTAGAACATCTTACCTCTGCACCTGTTGAAAGGGGAGGGGTTAAAGATGATGTAATTGAAGAATTTAAATCTTATGATAATGATCTTCGTACATTAACTTATAAGATTATGCTAGAGAAATTCAATGACAAATACTCAGATTTCAACTCTAGACAGAAAAATATTTTAAAAGAATTTATTGAATCTGTGGATTCAACTCCTAAATTAAAGGAATTTTATAACTCTGAAATAAGGTATATTCAAGAAAAATTATCACTAGAAATAAATAAAACTTCTTCAGAAACAGTTAAAATTAAACTCCAAGAAGTTTCTAAGTTTTTAGTAGAATTAGATAAAAGACACACAATAAAGAATAACCATTTAGTAGATTTGCTCCAATATCACCAACTCTTACAAGAACTTACATCATCAAATGGGTAAATTAAACGAACGGAAAAAAGCTAAAGATTTAAATCCTGAGTT